TAAAATAAAAATAATAGAAGATTTTATATCAAATGAAGATGCAAATAAATTTATTGAATACATAAATCTAAATCAAAATAATAAAGAAAAATTTCCTTTAACCAGAGGTGAGTTTGAGTTTGGAAGACTTAGCATTCAGGCAAATATACCAGAAAGTGTTTCATTGTCAGAACATTCTGAAATTTTAGATTTAATTAAAAAGTACTCTGATAAAACTTTGACAGAGTTTAAAAATTTTTTTAAAGAAGATGATCTGTATATTTCTGCATTCTGGATGGTTTTATTAGGCAAAGATACTAAAATAAACGCACATAGGGATAACCATATAGAAGCTGAACATCTATATAAAAGTGCAGTTTTGTATTTAAGTGACGATTTCGATGGTGGCTATTTAGAATTTATAAATAATAATTTAACTCTTAAACCTAAAAAATTTAGTTTAATAATGTTTGAATCAACAATTGAGCATAGAGTCACTAATATAAAAAGGGGGGCAAGGTACGCCTTGCCCATGTGGGCATCAAAGGGTGCAAAATATAATTTATTTGATAATGATAATCATCCTGTTAAATCTAATAAGGATTGGCATTTTGCAATAAAGGAGAATAAAAAATGAATAATGATCAGATAAAGCTATTTACAGAAGAATATGATTTTATTGAAAAAGATGATTGTGATTTTTTAATAAAATGGATAGATAATAATTTTGAAAATGAAAATTTGTTTAGAAAAAGAATTGGCGTCGCACATGGAGAAGGAGCTGCATACAGAGCTGTTTTCCCAGACGAAAAACCAGCAACGCTTTTTAAAGATTTAGAAATTTGGACAAATAAATATTCTGAAAAATTTAAAAAATTAGTAAAAGAAAATTACGAAATAGAAAATCCCTTTTTCTATGGTGTTTCTATTACAAAATTAACTGAGGGTATACAGCTTAGAATACATAAAGATATACATAACACTTATTCTAATTTAACATATAGCTGTGTTGCAGTACTAAATGACGATTATGAAGGCGGAGAAATGGTTTTTGTCGATAATGAAATAGATTTAGTTCGTGATCAAGAGATGCAGCACTTCCCATTACCTAAAGAATGGATGGATTCATTAAAGGTAACTCCTAAATCTGGAGGAGCTGTATTGTTTAAGGCTGACCAATTACACGGCGGCGAGAAAATAACTTCAGGCAATAGGTATGCCGTTATATTTTGGATAGTGGCAGAAGAAGAAAATAAATTTAAAGGTTTTGACTCTGATTTTGTTCATAAATAAACTATTGACGAAATTTGCATAAAATTATATAATATATATATGAAAAAAATTAGCCTATTAGCATTTGCTGCTTTTGCTGCGGCTTTTACTGCATACAGAGCATTTAATGATTTATCTAAATCAATGGAGTCGTGGGAAATGGATTGGGAGGAGGATGTAGATAATGAGTATTAAGATAAATAAAACCAAAGTTCTTCCCTTACGTTGGTTTGCTAATATGTGTGGATCAATTGCAGGATGGGCAATTATGCATATTTCCTATCAAGACGAGTTAGAAGATTTTGGATGGAGATATAAATTACATTCATTTATTTGGAAAATTACTTGGCCAGTATATTATAGATTTGGCACAATGTATGAATTTAGTTTTGATATGAATGGAGATGGGTGGAATGATTATGATGAGGAAGGTGTGCCGTATTGGGAAAAAACTGGATGCGTAGATCCAGATTATTGTGAGCATAGAAGCACATGGGACTACGAAGATGATAACGGGGATGCATTTAGGATGATTAAGCGTGTCTGATTGGGTATGCCCATGTAGTGGCTGTAAAAAAGCTGTAAAGCAAGAACAAAAGAGAATTTTAGAAGCAATAGAATCCATTGATGTAGACGGCCCGTCACAAGTAAATGCATTAGGATTTAAAATTTTATTATTGGAAATAATAAATTCAAAGAAATGATATAATTATTTGGCATATTGGAGGTAATAGTGGAAAATAAAGAATGGGAAAGATTATTAAAAATAAATCGTGGAGAAAATTGGGTTGCTCCAAATTATTCAAATGATCTAAAGGTCTACGAATTGCCAGGCGGTGTTCTATACATAGAAAACGCATTTCCAAATGCTGAGAAATTTTTAGATACAATTGAAAAAGAAAATAACAATAAAGAACTGCATTCAGTAATACCCCCATGGCTAAAATGGGTAGACGGATACCCAGTTAGGCTTGATCCAAATGATGACACTAAATGGGATCATGTTTTTCCAGATAATGAGCATGCCCACAGAGGCTTATGTAAAAACCTAGACTGGGATGAGACAATAAATAATCGAAACAGTATGTGGCCACGCAAAGAAGTTACTTCTGAATATTCTAATGCACATAAACTTGCCGATCCTATTTATAATTTAATTGAGCCAGATTTAAATAAAGTTCTTGAAATATGGCAAGAAAAAACTGGTAGCCAAAAACCTATTTGGGTAACAAGAAACTATTGCATAAGACAGTACAGAACTGGTGGGGATCTTGGCGTACATATTGACAGAAACATAGAGAACCCATTAAACACAATGGATTGGACTGCTTTAATTTATTTAAATGATGACTATACGGGCGGAGAATTGGTTGTAAATGATTATGGATATTGTATTCAGCCCAAAGCAGGAAGCGTAGTTATACTTCCATGTTTACTTGTACATAGCGTAAAGCCAGTTTTGTCTGGAACAAAAACTTATATATTTTTATTTATGCATACAGAAAGAAATATTGTTACCGCACTTGGGGAACCATATCAAGAACTAAATAAGCTGATAGATGCAAATAATTTGGTTTGAGCGTAATTTTCCAGTACCAGGCGGTATATCGAGCAGGTCTGTAGAGTTAGAAAAAAACGGATTTACTGCTACCATGTACCCTTATGGCATTTTTATTAATGACTATTTTACAAGAATAGCTCGCAATATAGATAAATCTAGTAAGTTTAAATATATAGTTGCAATTAGGCCATATGTAATTTCTCCACAATATCTGCATATGATATGTTCTTCATTGAATCAAATATCACACGGAAGAGTTGCAATTAATTTCTTAACTGGTTGGATATATGATAATGAAAAATTTTTTGGCGGGATATTGTCTGAAGTCAATGATAATTCTACTAATATAGATCGTTCAAACTATATGATTGAATATGCAAAAGAATTTAAAAAGATATCTAAAAATGAATTTTATATATCTACTACTAATGAAACTATATTTGATTTATCTAAAGCCAACTCTTTCCCAATGATAATACCATACTCATACTATAAAACAAATAAGTTTAATACGATTAATCAAAAATATATAGTTTCAGTTGCGCCAATTATATCTGATGAATTAAAAGTAATACCAGATAATCAAGACGCTGCTGCTTTTACAAAAAATGATTTTTTTAAATTTCTTGATGACTGTAATGAAAATAATGTAGAAGGAATTTTATTACAAGAGTCTATACCAGATTCAGAATATAGCACAATATCTCAATGTATTAAAGAATACAAAGTTCAAAAAAGTGAAGCGGAAAAGTAGAAATGAATTTTCAATCTGATTCAAAACGTTCAGGAGATGAATTTGAAGACAAGGTTTTAAATGATCTTAAAGAACGTGGATTCTTTTTAATTAAGAAAAATGTTTACATGCCTGGGACTGGATGTGAAGTAGATTTTGTTGCATATGGCAATCAGTGGCCGCTAGAGCATGTAGAGGCAAAAGGAGGGCGGGATGACGACAAGAAGCGACCTGGAGCCCAAAGAACAGATAATGTAAAGAAAGCTATCGCAAATGGAGCTTTAATAAAAGCCATGTATCCAGATATATATTATGTAGTTTATTTTTCAGCAAAGCCACTAACTGGCAGCTACTCTGATCAAATGATACATACTGCCCTTTGTCATAAAATAATAGATGAAGTTAGATATATAATAGATAGAACACAAAATACTGATGAATTAGTATTATTTAAAATCGACGAAAGTGAAGCGCAAAAGTAGAACATGAAATATGCAATTTTTCTCATGCTGGCGATATTCGCCATTTTAAATTATATGGCATGGTTACAGGGTAGAACATGAGCGGATATCCGATTCCAAAAGATCCATTCCAAGCTGCATATGTGCAGCATTTGAGAAACAGAAATGTTAGAATAGCATCTGTCTGCAATTTTTGCAAGAAGGCATCCGTTGGGATCAATTCGGACGGGTATCGAATAATATTTGTATGTAAGGAACATCTTAATGATATACCATAAGCATTTACTCGTTAACGCTAAAGTAAAGAACCCAATGAATACCGAAGAACAGGGTATTGAATTTCTTAAATTCCTAGTCAATCAGATTGATATGAAAATAATTAAGGGCCCATTTGCTTCTTACGTAGATGCAGATGGCAATAAAGGCTTAACCGCAGTCGTTATGATTGAAACAAGCCATATTGCATTTCATATCTGGGATGAAATAGACCCAGGACTGGTTCAATTTGATCTTTATACATGCGGAACACTTGACCTTCATAAGGCACTAAGAATATTCAAGCAATACTTTGATGTACAAGAACTAGATTATGTTATGTTTGATCGTGAAAATGGATTTGTTGTAGAACAAGCGGGGCGGGAAGCTGATGGAGTATTCTATAGTAAATACCCTAATGGAATAGAACCAGGTTTAAAAGATCCCAATATAGGTGGATGGCTTAATAAAAAAGATGACACAGATTGAAAAAATTCAAAATCTATTTAATTTAGAAGATATTGAAATTATTCGTCAATGTATTATAGATTCAGATCAAGCAGGGGAAGACCCAAATCTTGGTCGATTAAAAATAGAATTAAATAACTTGCCACCAAGTATAGAAAATAAAATATCCATGCTTTCAGTAAATTTATTTAATAAAAATTTAGATTTTGCTAATGCTACATATGTAGAATATAACAATAAATTTGGTCAACCAAATTTACCAGCACACTTTGATCATGACGATAAGGATCTAGTTTTTGATTATCAATGGGAAGCAAATACTTCTTGGGATTTAGGGGTGGGAACAGAAGTATACCCACTAGAGGATAACTCAGCCATAGTATTTAATGCCAATGAAAATATACATTGGAGACCAATTAAAAATTTTAAAGACGGGGAATATGTAAAAATGATATTTTTTAGAATGAATAATAAGAAAAAGCCATCTGATTACTCGCATTTAGATTATGTAGTAGAGGATAAAATCTTTAAATCAGTCAACCAATTTAGAGATAGATTATTTAACAAAGGACATAACAATGACTAAATATATGTTTAAATGTAAGGAATGTAAGACATTATTAACAATAGAGACTGAATTACCAGAAGATAAGATACATAAAGCTCCACCATGTCCGTGTAACAAGTCTAGAATGATTAGTTTAAATAGTCCTGAATATGCATATAATTTATGGGATTAAGTGAAACGCAAAAATAGAACCCCATTTCGCCAAATAATTAGACCCTATAAAGATCAATTTAATAGATCTCCAATATGGGTCAAAATTGTGGCGGTGGCGTGTGTAGGATACATATTAGTACCTATAGACTTATTTGATATATTATTCCCATGGATGGCATATTCAGATGATGTATTCATAGCTGGCATATTACTTAAATTATTACATAAATATGGTTCACTACCAGATGAAGATCCAACTACGCCAATAGAGCTTATAAAGCAGATTCTAGGCAAATAAATCCAAAGTAGACCTCCTATCATCCCCCTCCAATTTATCTCCTGTTATAGGCCATTCTGGCTATTTTAAAATGGAGAATTGTGGAGCAAAGTGGAGAATTATGCTATTAATTATCTAGCAATTACTATCATATTTATAACAAAAAGATATATGAGTAATTGAGCATATCAAATCATACGCCGTAATGTCAAATATGGCATATTGATCAATATTTGTCAATAGATTTTCCAGGATATTTTATATATTGATCGTAATAGCCAATTTTGGCCCATATTTTT